GGAATGGCTGACAAACGATCACCTTTTATGGGTGGCGGTATAGCTTACGCTGGTGGCGGAAAAGCTATGAAAAGAACTATGTTGAAAAAAGGTGGGAAAGTTTAATGGGTGTTAATAAAATATACAATGTATACAAAGGATTAAAAAAAGCTTTTTCAAAAACTGATGACACAATAACAGGTATGAAACCTACAACGGGTCAAAAGGGAACAAGAAATTTTAAAATAGGTGTAGCTTCTAAAAAAGTTATTGCACAACCACCGAGAAATAAAAGATCTAAAGAATTATTTAAAGATAAATAAAGGAAGGAGATAAACAATGAGTCTATACGATAATATAAATGCAAAAAGAAAAAGAATAGCAGCTGGTTCAGGAGAAAAAATGAAATCAAAAGGAGATAAAGGCGCTCCAACTGATAAAAATTTTAAACAAGCAGCTAAGACAGCTAAAAAACCTAAGAAAAAAAGTAACAAAAAAACAGCGTAATGAGAACCTATTTTAATGATGGTGGAAGTGCGGCATGGACTAGAAAAGAAGGTAAGTCTGAGTCCGGTGGTTTAAATGCCAAAGGCAGAGCCAGCTACACAAAAGGCACATTAAAAGCACCTACAAAATCAAAAACAAATCCAAGACGTAAATCGTTTTGCGCAAGAATGAAAGGTATGAAAGCTAAATTAACTTCAGCTAAAACAGCAAGAGATCCAGATTCAAGAATAAACAAATCACTTAGAAAGTGGGATTGTTAGTGGATCCATTAGTTCTAGTAGCAGAGATACAAAAAATAGTCAGAGAAAGATTACAAGCTGTTGGAGACACAATGATAACAGGTGGGGTTGACAACATGGAAAAATATCAATATATGTTAGGACAAGCAAGATCTTATAATTATATTTTACAGGAAATCTCTAACCTGCTAAACAACAAGGAGCAAAAAGATGAGCAAGGAAACGTTATCGACATCGACAGAAATACCAAAACATAATAATGCTTTAGAAGAAAAGTATAAAAAGATAGAAGAAAAAGAACCATTAAATCCCGAAACCATTGAAGCACAAAGATCCCAGTTACCGGAACCAAGCGGCTGGAGACTTTTGGTTTTACCTTTTACACCTAAAGAAAAAAGTAAAGGCGGAATTATATTCACTCAAGAATCTTTAGACAAATTACGTATTTCCACTAACTGTGGTTATGTACTCAAGTTAGGACCGTTGGCCTATCATGATAAAGAAAAATATCCAACAGGACCGTGGTGCAAAAAAGGACAGTGGGTTATTTTTGCACGTTATGCGGGATCAAGATTACCCATCGAAGGCGGAGAAGTTCGTTTATTAAATGATGACGAAGTTCTAGGAACAATAGAAGATCCTGAATCCGTACTTCTTAACGTTTAACACATAGAAGGGATAAGACTATGCCAGATACAGAACAAACAAAAAAAGAACCAATGGTGGATATAGATACTTCAGGACCTGAAGTAGATGTAGATATATCAGAAAAAAAAGAAGTAGAAGTAAAAGAAACTGTTGAAACACCAGAAGTAATAGAAACAGTAGTAGAAGAAACTACTAACGAAAAAGAAACTAAAGAAGAAGCTAAACCAGAAATTGAAGAATACAGTGAAGGTGTTCAAAAAAGAATAGCTAAGTTAACTAAAAAATGGCGTGAAGCAGAAAGACAAAGAGAAGCTGCTTTAGAATTTGCCAAAGGTGTTCAACAAGAACACACACAGTTAAAAACAAGATTTTCTAAAATGGAACCAAATTATGTTCAAGCTTTAGAAAATAGATTAACATCTGGAATAGAAGCAGCAAAAGCAAAACTTGCAACTGCGAGAGACAGCGGAGATATTAGTGCTGAAGTAGAAGCTCAAAGAGATATATCTAGACTTGGTTTAGATGAAGCAAGGTTAGGCGCTATGAAGGAAAGACAATCTGAAAATAAAGAACAGATTGTTAGAACTCCTGCAATGCAACAACCTGCTGCTCAACAAGCACCACAGCCAGATCCAAAAGCTGAAGCATGGGCAGATAGAAATTCTTGGTTTGGACAGGATAGTGCTATGACGTATACAGCGTTTGATCTACATAAAAAATTAACTGAAACAGAGGGTTTTGATCCTAATTCAGATGAATATTATGCAGAAGTTGATAAGCGTATAAGACTTGACTTTCCCCATAAATTCAGTACAACTGAACAAAAGGTTTCGACTAAACCTGCACAAACAGTAGTGTCGGCGACACGAAGTGCAAGACCAGGTCGCAAAACTGTGAGGCTCACACCATCACAGGTTACAATCGCTAAAAAATTAGGTGTGCCATTAGAAGAGTATGCGAAACAACTAAAAATCACGGAAGGAATATAAGCATATGGAAAACGATAAAATAAAAACCTCACGTGCGAGTCAAACTAGAGTTAAAGAAGAACGAAAAAAAGTTTGGTCTCCACCCTCATCTTTAGATTCACCCCCTGCACCAGACGGGTTTAAACATAGATGGATAAGAGCTGAATCAATGGGATTCGATGATACGAAAAACATGTCAGCTAAATTAAGATCAGGATACGAATTGGTTAGAGCCGATGAATATCCAGAGACTGATTATCCAGCTGTGACCGAAGGTAAATACAAGGGAATGATCGGAGTTGGCGGCCTATTGCTGGCTAGGATATCTAATGAGATTGTTGAGTCACGAAAAGCTTATTTTGCGAAACAAACACAAGACAAAAATAATGCAATCGACAACGACCTCATGAAGGAACAGCACCCAAGTATGCCTATCAATAGTGATAGACAAACTCGTGTAACCTTCGGTGGTACAAAGAAAAGTTAATTTTTTAACGATTCTCGGGTTAATCCCTACCAACGAAATAACAATTAACCCGTTTATGGATAAAACCATAAACATAATGAGGATACAAATATGGCAAATCAAGATGCAGCGTTCGGTTTCAGACCAGCAAGAAGTCTTACTGGTGGACAAATAAGAACAGAAGAATATGCAATTGCTAATAACGCATCTGGCAGTATTTTTACTGGACAGATAGTTGAAGCAGTAGCAGGTGGTGGTATTGAACCAGCAGCAGCAGGAGACACACAACAATTGGGTGTTTTCTCTGGTGTGTTTTATACTGACCCCACAACAGGTAAACCAACATGGAGAGCTTTCTATTCACAAGTAGCAGCAGCAGATATCGTTGCTTCAGTGGTAGCGGATCCCTATGTAGTGTTTGAAGCACAACACGATGGTACAGGTACGGCAGCGATGAACAATTCAGACTTCGATTTTACAGGAGTAGCAGGAAGCACAATTTCTGGACAATCAACTTCTGAAATTGATACATCATCTACTGGTACTACAGGTGGATTAAAACAAATTGGAATATCCAAAGATCCATCAAACAATGATACAGCTACAGCTAATGCTAACGCATATGTCGTTATCAATACTGGTGAGCATGTATTTAAACTAACAACAGGCGTCTAATAGAATAGGAGAATAATATTATGGCAATATCAAGATCACAACTAGTTAAAGAACTAGAGCCAGGATTGAATGCACTATTCGGCCTGGAATACAAAAACTACGCAGATGAACATACACAAATTTTCGATGTCGAAAATTCAGACAGAGCTTTTGAAGAAGAAGTAATGTTAAGTGGTTTCGGAAATGCAGAAGTAAAACCTGAAGGTTCTTCAGTTAATTACGATGATGCAAAAGAAACATTCACTGCTAGATACACTCACGAAACGCTTGCTTTAGCGTTCTCAATCACAGAAGAAGCGATTGAAGATAACTTGTACGATAGACTTGCGTCTAGATATACAAAAGCATTAGCTAGATCTATGGCTAACGCTAAACAAGTTAAAGCAGCAAATGTGTTAAACAATGCGTTTGACTCAAACTTCACCGGTGGTGATGGAGTAGAACTTTGTTCTGCTGTTCACCCAATCGTTGCTGGAACGTTCAAAAATGAACTATCAACTGCAGCTGACCTTAACGAAACATCGTTAGAGCAGTCGTTAATTGATATCGCAGGAATGACGGATGAGAGAGGGTTAAAAATAGCATCAAGAGGAATGAAACTAATTATTCCTTCTGAGTTACAATTCACAGCTGAGAGATTGATGAAATCTCAAGGTAGAGTTGGAACAGCTGACAATGACATCAATGCAGTAGCTAACATGGGAATGATTCCACAAGGCTATGTAGTTAATCACTACTTAACTGACACAGATGCGTTTTTCATCAAAACTGATGTACCTAATGGACTGAAAATGTTTGTTAGAGCACCAGTAAAAACTTCGATGGAAGGCGACTTCGAAACTGGAAACGTTAGATACAAAGCTAGAGAGAGATATTCATTTGGATTCTCAGACCCTAGAGGTATCTTCGGATCACCAGGAGCAGCGTAGTCTAAATAAATAATTGTGAGGCGGCCTTAAAACCGCCTCATTTTTTTTGCAACGTACAAAACTCAATGAAAAAATTTTTAATTAAAATCACTGCCTACGGCTACATAACCGAGTTTAAAGTTATGGCTAATGATAGTTCTCAAGAACTAGAAAATGCTATACTTGACAAACTAGGAAAAAATGATATTAATTGGGAGAAATCAAACTTTTATAGTTTGAATAAAAAATGGTTAACCTTTGAGGAGATTAACGATGATAAACTTACAAGACCTATACAAACAAAAAAGGTCCTTGGAGTTGAGTTGGGAGCAGGAGCATCTTAACGAGGGAAGATATACCCTTGATATGGTCAAAATAGACCATAAAGTTAGAGAAGTAATATCTGACATTAAGATGAAAGAAGCTGAGTTAGCACAACATGTTAACAAAGTAGAAGATTCTGCACCACAAGTTTCCGTAGCTACTTAGTAAAAAGCTACATCACTGAAATACCACTTTCACTACAGAATCTCTTGCACTCTATATAAATCTGTTGTATAATTACCACACTGTACATTAAATAAAATAAAGTAAATGTAGACGCGTACAGTCGACATCCCTAGGGACTACATTTATGTATTCTAGGAGGAATATAAAATGGCAACAACAACGTTTAACGGAATAGTTAGATCAGAATCTGGTCTAAAAGTTGTATCAAAAGATGCACAAGGTGCTTTTACTGATCAGTTAGAAGTAGCTTCTGACGGTGGTATCGACATTCAAAAAGTAGCAGCAACAGGAAATAACATTGTAGCAGCTGGAACATCAAC